GGGCACTGCTACTATAGACCAAAGACTCGCGCTGTAGGTTGGTAAACTCGTCCTCTCTACCGATTGCCTGAACCACCTTTTGCCGAATATCGTCTGGATCCGTGACCGAGGCTGTCGCACGTTGCATCACCTTCATTTTCAGTTCTTCTACGCGCTTCTTTGCGGCTATGCGCTGGCTCGGCGTCATCTTCGATTTGTTTTGCATGTAATCCTGAGAGGCATCCATCCAAACGCGCTTCGCGTAGCGCACTCCACTTGCGGATGGGTTCGTGTCGCTTAGTGCCGCGACTGTTTGGCGAATCTTCTCTGCCTCGTCATACTTTGCAATGCGGTCTGCTATAGGCTTAGACTGGTCACGGATAAACTGTTGGCGTTCTTCCTCTGCCTTTTCAGCCGCTTCCAGTGCCTTTAATCCGGCGTCCGCTTTGTCTACCGCTTTCGGCTTTTTAGGTGTCGGCTCAATACCCTCAAGCTGGCGTAGTTGCTTTAGCGTGAGAGTGCGGCCACTGTCATTCGTAAACTGCGTCATGCGGAACTTACCCTTGCGGTAAAGCTCCATGCGTCCTCGGCCTAATACGCGCTTTTGAACATCCTTCGGTTGCCCCTGTAGCCAATCTTCAAACGTCACATTGGAAGGCACAAGCCCATTCATGGATGCGCGAGAGGCTGGCGGTGCGCCTTTGAGTGGCAACCCCATTTCCTTGTAGCTTTTCAGCACCGGCGTCAACGTGCATCGGCAGTTGACGTGCGCCGGTGGCTGGCGGTGCTGAGTGCCGAGCTTGAAGGTTTTGCCGTCCAGACCGCCACATTCAAGGCAAGTGCGCGTGTCAAGTGTTGATACCCACTTCAGCCCCTTAATGATGTCGGCGTTGGCCTCATAGGAAGCCATACGAGCCGCAGAGGAAACATGGTTCAAGCCTGTCCGCGCTATCGCTTCGGCTTCGCGGCGTGTCGTGCTTAGGACACCATCGGTAAAGCGGTTGGCGCGTGTGCCGCGTATCCGCTGAACCACTTGCCCCAGTGTTTGGCCTTCGGCCAGACCGAGCCGTATAGCCTGTTCAAGCCGCGTCTGCGTGTCGCTCCCCAACTTTTGAAACCACTTCGTAAGGGGAGTGCCGTTAATCGGCGAAGATGTCGCTATCTTCCGCAACAGTTCGGGCGAAGGCATCTGCGTGTCCAGCTTAACCGGCGCACTATTTTCGATCATGTCACGCACGAAAGTTGCCTCATCCTCTGACAGCTTACTGAAGGTTTTGGTCAGGTCTTTCCTACCCTGCTTCATACCTTTCAGGTTGAGCCGCCGCACTGCGGCGTATAGCTCTTGTAGTCGCCGCGAAGTGACAGGACCTGCATCAAACCCCTGTCTTGCTATGCGGTCAAAGCGGCGTTCCAATTGGGCTACCAGATCATTCTGAAGATCATCCAGTAGCGCGTTTATCTTTACCACCTCGGATGTAGCCAACTGCTGTAGGTAGACCTGATGGCGAATGACCCTATCCATCACTTGCTCGTTCAAGGATTTGCCGATCTTCGCGGTGCGGTTCAGATCGGACAGCTTGCGAGCCGCTACCTGTTTAGTAGCCTCGGTCATGCGGCTTCAGCCTCGTCCTCATCGTCCTCTATGTCCTCGTCAATGTCCTCGTCAATGTCGAGTTCAGTAAAGGGGTTTTCCGTTTCCAGTGAAGCCAGCACATCGTTCACTTCTACGCTCTCATGGTAGAGTCCACGCCGCTTCCGTTCCTCAAGGTAGGTGCGCTTATCCAGCACACCGAGCTTGAAGTCCTCGCGTAGTTCCTCAAGCTCTCGGCCGCTGGTGACGCTATACCCCAAATCCTCGCTTATAAGGACGTCAGGGAGGATTTGCGCGTCCCTGTTCGCCCATTTAGCGCAAAAGCCCAACCCCTGCTTCAAGCCGTACTCCAATAGCATGACGTAGGCTTCCAAATCGGAGACCTCGCGCCCTGCTTCGATAGCAAGCTCGGTGGCGGTAGGATTCCCAGCGCGGCGTTCCATTGGCGACATACTCATAACGTTCATCTGCCGTTCTACTTCGCGCAGGGCATCGCTTCCAACCTTGACGGCGTTGCCGTTGGTCTCTATCACCATGACATCGCTTTGTGGGTCTTGATTGCCGAACACTTTAAACGGACCGACCTCTACGCTGGCTACGTCCTGTTTGCTGAAACCGCGAAAGAACAGCATCGGCACACGCGCAACCTGTTCGATATTGTCTTGATCGCTCTGGTTGCGCCAGTGCTTCGCATTCAGGTGAGCGAGTCCTTCCAGTGGTGGCTCTGCCGTCAATAGCTTTTTACGGTTGGCGTAGACGGTGACCAGTGGAATCTCGCCGAGGGTATTCGGTAGGTCGCCATTATCAACCGGCATCCATACCTCGTCCTCGCCTTCGTCGCTTATGCGCTCCCACACGACGATACGCTGGCGCGTCCACACCACGACAAGGTGCTTCATTTCAACGGCAAACTCGTTTTGTGGGTGCTGTATGGGGATCGTGTGGCGCACTTGAAGGCGCGTCAGTTGCTCTACGCCGCCTATGCGCCGACCTTCCCAATTAATGATCGCACTGGGCGATATGCGGACAAGGTAGGGGCGAAGTTTAAGCTGTCGCTCGTCAGCCAGTGTCAAATCGCGCCCCATCATTTCCCTAAGCTCTACTGTATTCGGGTATTCAGCCATGAAGTGACACTTGCCGTAGCTGAGAAGATCGGACATGCACTCTCGCGCAAAGACGGTCATGTTGCGACCTGTCAGGTCGACGTTTTCAGCTATTTCCCAAAAGAAAGGGTCAGCATCCTCGTTCAAAGCCACCGGCGAACCGAAGGGGCGCGCACTGAGAGTTTGCACCGTATCCTTAAACTTCTCCAGCAAGACGGAATTTTGAAGCCGCAAACGGTATCTGGCGTCACTTTCCTTCGCATACTGCGGTAAGTACTCGCGCCCAGCCTCGCGCATCGCCAGTGTGCCGCCCATTAGGTTGTCAATAAGCCGCCACTTCACAGCCATTGACTCGTAGGCTTCGTTAGGCGTGTTGACAGTAATCTTATCTGCTTCCATTTCTCTCAAACACAAAAAGCCCCCACTTCGCACGCATATTGCGGCGAAGCAGGGGCGAATGGTCGATTCGGTTGTCCTGCTCAGTGCTTTTGAGGTGAGGCAATTATACTTTACTCGTGGAGATATGTCAAGCGGAGTATTTCAATGCCGCCGGTCACTTCCAGCTTTGCCTTTACGCTCTCCGCGTTTTGCCCCTTGTGCAGGTGGACAGCCGAATGAGTAGGACCCGATCGCATCCACGCCACCACAGCAGTGACCACTTCCTTCTCTTTCGGAGTCATTTCAATTGGCGGCATTGTCCTGTTCCATTTTGTTTATTCGGCAGAGGAGTTCGCCATATTCTGTCCATAAAGCGGCATTTTCTTTCTCAAGTTGCTTCACGCGGCTTTCCAGTGACGCATCTTTCATCGGCTCCATTTTTGCCGGTCGCTGTTTGCCTTTGCCGAGGGATCGAAACTCCGCGGCAGTCATCGTGCTTTTACTCCGCGCCATATATCCGGCGCATTGCCTTCCACTGCTCGGCACTGGCTTCCTCGTCGGCGGCACTCTGGTCACGAAAATCGTCGGGCAGTCGACGTAGCTGGTTTCGTAGTGCTAGTTCGATGTAGCACAGCATCTCAGCCACATCTCCGAAGCTGTGCTGGTGTTGCAGTAGATACTGGACGCTCCGCAATGCCGTGCGGCAGATGTTCAGTTCGTGATACAGGTCAGCCGGTTCGGTGTCGGATGGCATGACTACCTCACGTTGAAGAATGGTTTTTTGCCGTTGGTCGCCGTCGGTGCAAATACCGCTTCCTTGAGAATCTGGCAATCGTCGGCACTCGGCTTTTCGTATTCCGGCAATAGCCCCACTCGCTTCGCCTTATAGTCACACCGAGAGCATGGCGAGAACATCCGGCTCTTTTGGTAGAGAGTCTTACGGATAGCCTCAAAAATCTTGCCCTCCCATATCTCGCGGAGTGTCATTTCATTGACGTTTCCGCAGACCAGCTCGTGACCCCAATCCATACAGCAGACGTTGACATTGCCGTTCCACGCCACCGTGACCTCGCGGAAGGGCAATGTGCATTTAGCCTGAAGCGGCAACCCCTTCACATGGCCTTTGAACTCGGTGTTGCCAGCGTGATTGTAAATCGTTCGCGCCTTTGATTTGCCGTCAACTGCTATGAGGTCGTCCATCAGCACCACGCGCCGCCGCACCTTCCGCTTGTGGTTCGCCCACGGAGACCAGCCGGACGGAATGCAGTCCTCGTAAAAGTCCACCACCTCTACCCCTGTTAGGCTTGCCGCCGCTTCGCGCATGGCTTCACGTTCAGGGTAATAGGTGTCAAGGATAATGAAGTCGACGCCAGCATCAAATATGGCTTCCACGCGCTCCTGTATCTTCGACCGTATCACCTTCCCGTTGGTGGTAATTTGTATCTGTGCATCGGGTAATGCTTTTCGATATGCCTTGAGGATGGCAAGGTATTCGGGGTGCATCGTTGGTTCGCCATGCATGGCGAACTCCAGCCGACCAGAGGGGAGTAGGTCGCCAATGCCTTCGATAGTTCGTTCGGTAGTAGACCAATCGACATACTTGTAGTTTCCAACCTTGTCCCTTATGCCGTTCAAGCCGCAGAATGGACACATACGATTGCATCCCTCTACCAGTTCGATCTGGCAAGACCACGGCGCGTTGATCATATCAGTTCCTCCATCGTAAATGAGCTTACGCGATCGGCCGCATCTACAGGGAAAGCATCTACGATATAGTAGCCGAGTGCATCCGATGCGTGGGATAGGCGAGGGTCGTTTTTTTTGTCGATCTCCCCACTACCACCCTCCAATACGCGCACACCTTCAAGGTCTTTGTGCAGATTGGGTGCTTTGGCCGGATTTACCATCATGTGTATCTCGCCGCTGGCACTGCGAAGCCGCGTATTCATCGCGTTTATGCGTGAGCGTTCCTTCGGGTTGCTACGCCGGACATGGGAGTAAACGCGGTCACCATAAGCCGCCTTCATTTCGTCCTGTATCATCTCCCAATCCGATCCTGACACCTTTGCCGTCCCTCGCGCACCGCCGGTCGCATCGCCGTATAAGTGGACACTGCTTTCGTGATGCCCATAGTCCTGTATGAGCCGCCTACATACCGCTGGCGTATTTGAATTGCGCGGTATATGCACCTCGCCGACTACCGCTGTGCCTTCGCGCCCCACAGGTAGGGGCAGTTCCTGACAGACTACCGCGACTCCGGGACTCACGTTAAAATCAAAGCAGAATATCACCGGTTGTTTGGGGTCATATTTAAGGCTGGTCGATGTATGTTCACTACTGTAGGGGTAGTAGCACTGGCCTTGAAAGTTCACGAAGCTGGCTTCGTATTCTTGCTGGAAGGTAAGCTCGTCCATCATGCGCCGAGCCGCCTCTATTTCCTTCGCCGGTAGAATCAGTGAAGAAACCCAATGATACGCTCCCCACTCGCTCTCCGCGCCATTTTCCATCATCTCAGCTTGTGCATAAGTGTGCAGATCGTAGTAGTGATTCCGGCCTTCCGGCACACCGACAAAATCACACCAGCCGTTTCGGTCTGACAGGGCTGGCCGTATATGCGCTTCCCATACGTGCGGCTTCATGTTGGCATACTCGTCCAATATGCCACCGTCCCAGCCAACACCTTCCACGCGCTCCGGCTTATCCATACCGAGGACATGGATATCGACGCCATTCTGTAGGCGAATAACCAGTTCGCCTTCGGACGGTTCGCCTCTACGCCACGCCGGATGCACCATCGCTTTCAGGTCAGACCAGTAGATTCGTTTGGCCTGATCTCGCGTAGGTGCGGCGGCAAAGAAGCGAGGGTTTGGGTAGGGACTGCCGCGCAGTGCGCGTAGTATGAGCCGCCGCTTCCCGATCAGTTCCGTCTTACCGCTTCGCCGCCCACATGGGAACGTGTTGAAGCGATGCCTACCACGGAAAGCCTTTTGCTGCACTTCGACAGAGCGAAGTGGTGTCCATCGGGCTGTCAGTGGCATCAGCTATCCTCATCGCCGAGCGTTGTGCGCTCAATTTCTTCCATTGCCTCACGGAATTCCGAGGCAATCTTTGATGGGTCTTTTTGGGTTGCGCCCAGCAGTTCGGCGCGAGTGCGTAGTAGGCTACCGAGCCGCCCCATATACCTGTCAATTATCGCATCATAGTCGGGACGCTTTCGCACCATTTCCCTGCGCGTTTGAGTGCTACTATCTGGCTTGTCCTGTCCTTCCGGCGCGTTTGCCTTTTCGCTCTCGCTCTGATATTGGCGCACCTCGCTTACTTCAAACCCAACGGAAGGGTTCGTTAGGTCAGCCTCTACTTCCTTTCGGGCGATCATAGCACGACGAATACGCAACTTACAGAGGCGAATCTCATCGTCTAAGTCATCTACCTGTAGCGTGTCCTGTATTTCCTTTTCCTCGTCCGTGAGACCGTCCGCATAGATACCGTGTTTCATTGCGTGTTTATTCCCCTTGATCTGGTATGACTTGCCGCCATGTAGCCGACATCGCCCATTGGGCATAGCCGCGTTCATGCACGTGCCGCCAGAGCGCGATTTCGTTTTCGCTCCACAGAGCTTTTGGTAGGGGTTTCGCTTCGGTATATCGACCATAGCTATGCGCTTTTGTGCGGCTTACTTGAGGGTGTGTTCCAAAAAATCTTCATTCCGGCATCCGTAAAGTCAAGCTACAGTCGCGCAGAATCCGCTGTGAGGAAGTTCTCGTAGTGCGGATATATAACCTGTGGGCTGTGGGACTTTAGGAGTTCCTGTGCGGCCTGAGCGCGGCTATTTCGCCCCTTCTTCCCCTCGCCTGAAAGTAGATCGGCAAGTTCGTGTTCGTCACCGGCGAATAGAGCCGCATCTTTTACGGGCGCGTCAGCCACACCATCGACCCATTTTCGGTTGAGGATTAGGTCAGCACCGGCATTCCACGCCTCAAGGAAGGTGTATTGAGTGCCGCCACCGTCTTTAGCAATAGCTGACATATCGACTACATACTCTGCGGAAGCGGCTCTTCGCACTGCGGCATCCCACGTTAGGGCGAACCGGCCACAATAGTCCTGTTCCCATTCTGGGCATTCTGCGTTCAGCTTATGGAAGGCGTAGAGCCGATTTAGTTCGCCGTAGATTCGGACGCGCCTATTCTGCTCAAGTAGGGCATTAGCTTTGGCGATGATCTCGGTGTGTTTGTCGAAATCAATGCGCGAGAGCGACACGGCAGATACGAGGGTTTGGGGGCGAGTGACGTCCACTGGTTGATAGGGGTGCGGTATGTAGACCGAAGGCACATCCAGTGCGAGTAGGTTGGCCACATTGCACTTCCGAATGGACACTACCTTCGTTCCGCACTTTCTGATGGCGCGAAGCAGGGCTGGGTCGTATTCGGTGGGGTCGTGAAGGACGATACTGGCTTTAAATCGGAGCAACTGGCGTATCGCTTCGCCGTATTGTTTCCAGTAAGCGGCAGTGATGATGGTAGGCGTATTTTGCGCTACGGACAGGGCATCTACGAGAGCGATGTTTCTGTAGCGCACTGGTCCGTTGAATTCGCGCATCTTTGCCTCGGTATTTGCGCCAATCTTGTAGAGGCAGGCAGACCAGCCAGCGGCTTCAAATGTCCTTACGAGGTGGCTGGTGTAGGACACGAACCCACCGAAGCGGACGTCACAGAGAAAGAAAAGTGCGATGCGCTTATTCATCGTCGGACAGCGAGGTATCGGCATTGCGTAGCCGTTGAATGCCCTGCCTTCGCTTCGCTGTAAACCTGAGCCGGCTCTCGGACTCGTTTTTATAGTTTTCGTCGGTGGCGCGTTTCTTTAGCTGTTCACGCCGGTAGGTTCGGGCATGTTTAAGTTCCTCGTCAGGGGTGAGGCATTTCCACATCGCTTTGAGTGAATAATAGACGAGGGTATAGCGGTAGCCATTAGGTGCGAAGCGGAAGGGAGCAACGCCATGTAGTACCGCTTGCCCATCGAAGATTATCAAGGCGTGGTTAGTTGGCCGTAGCCCTATATCGTATTCGGGCATGAGCAGTTCGCCGCCTTTCATCTGGTCTACGAGGCAGACCATGCACGACAATACACCATCAAAGTTCCCCCGATCGTAGTGGTAGGGCAATAGGTTGTCGTAGTTGACGATGCCAGACGTAAAGACGGAACTACCCATGCGGTAGTCGGCACGCACTTCGACCACACTTTCGGCGTGGTGTTTGTATTCAGCCCCAAAGTGCTTTCGGTGTATGGGTTCAATTTCCGCGGCGAAATTGGCGACTATTTCGGCTGGCTTCGGCTGTCGGGCATGGAGATCGGCGTAGGAGCAGAATGGACTGCGTATCTGGTCACGCGGCTTGAAGCCGAAGATGCGTGAAGTAGACTGAATGCCAGAGCCGCGATGCGTTGATATGTAGTCAATGACCTTTACAGCGCGAAGGATTGCCGTGAAGTTCGGCGACTCCATAGGAATTGCCGCAGCAATCCTTCGCCCATCGCATTCAAGGACGCAGGGTGCTTCCACGATGCGGCTTACATCTTCGGGTCTTGCGTACTGCTTGTCGGCCTTACTTACGGGGAAGTTGCGCCAGACTACCTCAATCTTCGGCAATTCCATCTTTGGCCCTTCGGACGAGGTATAACAACAGGGAGGATGGGTCTTCAACTTCCTCGGCTATTTCCGCGGATATGAGTTCTTCCATCGACAGTATCATCTCGGTGTATTCTGCTTGCTGGAAATAGAGAATGATCTGCGATATAGTGGTCGCGGTGGCAGGTCCGGCAAACGCCTCATTTTCGTCTACACCATGAGCTTCCCCTGCCTCTGCCTGTTCAAAGTCATCGTAGAATGCCGCCCGAAAGCGATCCATATCAATTTCGGGCATTTCCATCAAGTCCCATGCCTTCAGGTCGAGTTTTTTATTTTCCGAAAACTCGTATAGCCCCTGCTCTGACACTACGCCGTAGTGTGACGATATGATGAGGACTTTCTCTGCCGCTTCCTTTTCGTCTTTGGCGGTGATGGATACGTATGGGATGCCGCCTTCCACTTCCCACTTTTCATTGGTCAGGACATGGATCCGCTGGTGTCCATCCAGTATTTTATTGTGCCCATGCCAGATAAAGATCGGGAACGCGAAGCCATATTTCTGTAGCGATTGCGATAGCTTGTCGTAGGCCGGTTTATAGAGGGTCTTTAGGTCGCCTTGAAAGTTTACAAGCTGATCCATCGGCAACCGCTTGAGGTCGCCGTCAGGGTCGCAAGTGACAGGTATTTTCTTAGCCATGTTCTCTCCTATATCGTGTAGCCAAACGATGCGGCTACGTCTTTGAGTTCATCGGCTACGCTGGCATCCATTGCCCGTAGCATATCGAATGTCAACGGCTTCGCTGTTCGGTAGCCGCCGATGCGGTGCATTGTCCGCGAGGTATCAGGGACGGTGGGGTGTTTTTGTAGGTCGATGCCGGTCAGGTTGGCCAACTCTGGCCAAACGGTATCTATATCTTCAACGCGGTAGGCCATATCGGGTTTTTGGTCGCGTATAAGCTGATTCCATTTGCACCAGAACTTTGCCGCACGCACTTCCTTCGGCTTCATCTTGTGGTGAATGCCGGTATGGTGTTCTATCCATTCCCAGTCGCGCACAACCACGACAGCGCACATGGATGCGATGCACTTGATAGGGTCGCGCATCTGGTGGATAAAGTTTTTGAAGGCGAAATCGCGCCTTTTGCCGTTTTCGTGGTGTCGGAGTCGTCGTCCACTTTTCTGCATGGCTGAGTAGATAGGATACCAGCTTGCATCGACGGCAAAAAAGTAGCTGACCGTGCCGTCTTTGCCGGTCATTTCATGTGGCATATCCAGACCGCACCGGCGCATCACATTGCTGATATAAAGAGTCCCACTGCGCGGACAAGCTGTAATGAGGTTCAATGTGAATCTTCCTTTCTTTCCCGAAGGCTATTTACCCACTGCTCTGCGGCGGCATAGAGGAAGCAAAGCACGACAAAAGCACCGATTCCCCACGCTATTTCAATGACCAGTTCCATCAGAACGGTAGGTCTTGTTGATCGTCGTAGCTCGGCGGTAGTGGCGGTGACTTCGCACCAGACGCAGTATCGCCTCGTTGCGACACTGCGTACTCCCCTGTCCCACTACCACCGAGCATTTCCATCTGCGAAACTACGATTTCGGTGGTGTAAAAATCCTTCCCATCTTTTTCGTATTTCCGCGTCTGTAGTTTTCCCTCTACAAAGAGCTTGTCGCCTTTATTGACGTACTGCTCAACGATGTCGGCCAGCCGATTCCAGAATACGAGCCGATGCCATTCGGTGCGCTCCTGTCGCTCGCCGTTCTTGTCGTTCCACTGTTCGGAAGTAGCAATGGATACGTTGGCCACCTTCGTTCCGCTTTGCGTTGAATTGATAGTGGGGTCGCTTCCGACATTCCCGATTAGAATTACTTTATTGACGCCTCGCGCCATTTCTATCTCCTTCACTTTCTCGCTGTTTGCGGTAGTGTTCACGCGCCTTCAGCATGGTTTTTCGGTATTGTTCTCGCCACGTTGGGTCGATTAACAGGCCGAGTAGCTCCGCTACAGCCAGAGCCGTATAAGCATCGCACAGGGCATCGGTTTCTGGCAGTGGTTCTTCGTTTCCGAACATATCTAACTGCTCGTTCACTACCGATCGTCCGATATCCGCTTACGGGTTCGCTCACCAGCATCAAACCGGCTTACCCACCTATCCACATCGTGACAAGGGACGCCGTGCGTTTCAAGGAATACGCGAGGCGCATTTTCCTTATCTCTCAGGAATTTCATGGGTGGAACGCACTTCGCTAAATAGGTGAAGCGATTGCTGTATTTGCTGGATTTTGTGGGCTGGCTTTGCCAGTAGTCAAGGAATAGGGCATCTATTTGTGCCTGTTCCAGAATGGCAACGGCCAGCATCCCCCAGCCCTTCGGCAGTTCGGGTGTCTTTTCTTCGATTCGGTCTACGCTCGGATGGAGCAGTTCATTTGCGCTCAATAGATTCGCTCTCTGCGGTGATGGTATTGAAAAAATCTATGAGGACATCGACGTATTGTTGTGGGGTGACGCCGATTTCTTCCAGTTCAGCCGCGCCATGCTCGTAGTCCATGACAATGCCTACCGCTGTTCGGTAGATGTGGTGCATATTTGTCGCACCCACTGGCTTTCCGGTCAGTTCCTTATGAAGCCTTGCGGCTTCAGGGTAGATCACAGCATTCATCGTTTTCTGTTTCAGCTACGCGGAAGGGTTGGGTAATGTCCTTTGGGAAGGCATCGTCCATGACGATTACCTTTCCTTCCGTCTCCATGTATTTCATGATGACATACATCATCAATTCGACCTGAAACTTCCCCATAATGCGGTAGCCAATTCCCACTATAGGCCGACCAATCCGCAGACGGCAATATACCCACAATGCAGTTATACATAGTCGCGCCTCACCGAAGTTCATATCGCCAAATTTCTATGCCGGTAAATACCGTTGCGGCATACTGTGCGGCGAATGCTTCCGTCTCCATGTAGGCGCGTTGTTCAGGGTTGTCTTTGAAGGCAGGCTCGGGGATGATCGCTGGCGCATTGGACTTGTTTAAAAACCACAGATCGCGCTGGAAATAGCTCTGCGGCATGGCCCCGATGGTAGGCCATTGAAAGGCTGTAGCCCATTGCGCGCAGATTGAAGCAGAAACAGCCAATCCAACCTCGCTTATTCGCGCCCCATTATCCCAATAGATGCAGGTAGAATACTTGCCACCACCAGCATTTAGGTGTAGCTCCACTGCAAGTTCGACAGCATTCTCGTTGAAGTGGCGCGTCTTGAAGCGAAGTGCCTCGTCGTTGGTCGAATCCATGTAGATGCGGTCTGGTATGTCAACCACATCATAGTCCGCACTGGCGAGTAGATACTGCAAGTGCCTGTCCACTTTGCGGCAGACGGTAAACTCAAAACGCCGCTCGGTGATGTTGGTGCGGTGCGAGTGGCCGGTAGCTACACCAATCTTCATTCCGCATCCTTCGTGTAAAGTGGGGCAAGTGGCTTGTTGCGTAGCTGGCGTTTAAGGTGCTTGTAGAATCGGCGTGGCGAGTTTATGGGGTATCGCCAACCACTGCTGGTGTGTTGTGGGTATGCACCAATATCCGTAGCCATCGAATAGGCCAACTTGCGAAGCCGCTTTGCTTTTATGCCGCGCATATTCTCTCCTTTTGCTGGGATGTGGTGCGCGGAGCGAGGAGACGCTAACTCCGCGCACCAACATCGTCCAGCCCACCACAGCCGGACTTCACTGTCGCAAGTGTCTGAAACCCAATTGTCGCAAACGCGATTTTCAGCGCAATAAATTTTTTGGCCACCTGTTGGCCAAAACGTGTCCAAAAGCCGGTATTGGCCAAAAGCCGTCTTTGGACAAAAACCCGTCAGGTAAGTGTCCAAAATGGACAGATTTTCGGTTTTTTTGGTTTTTTTTTGGTTTTTTTTGGTTTTTTTTTCGCTTTTTCCGCAAAGCGGAGCAATTCAACTACTTAGCTCCGCTTTATATACTTACTTTTATTAACATTATTAGAAATCGTAAGTAGCTGCAAGAGAATAACTTAGGGAAACAACATTGATCACAGATTAACCGCTCGTAGTCCAAAAACGCACCTAAGTAGCTGATTTTGTAGCTACTTACACTTTAACCACAGGGTTTACCGCTCGACGTCCAAAACCCCACATAATCCATTGTTTTTGTAGCTACTTACACTTTAACCGCTCCCCTTATATATAATGAACGCGAGCAGATACTTTATAGGGCGAAGGTAGAGTTTGGGCTTGTTAAACTTTTCTAAGACGGCTATAATTGGGGTGCAGTTGATTGATCTTTGAAAATCGAATAAGCGAACCGAGTGGAAGTCACAGGGCTGGCGCGAGTGCCGCCTAATGATCCATTCGTTTTGCGAGTCGGAAGAGTAGCTGGGTCGCTCCCAGTAAAACTCCGGCGATGAATAAGGTGGCGAAAGTAATAGAATCGACCCCGTGAACTGGCAATCGAAACCGTTCATCCTGAATAGCCCTAAAAAAAACGACGAGGGCAACAGCGGAGACGGCGAGGGAGGCAGGTAAAGGGAAGCTTCGCTGTTCGCCTCCCCCACCCGACCCGATGGTTATTATGGCGGTTCGGAACGCCAGTTCCGATGCCTCGCAGGAGCGAGGTTGAAAGTTGGTCGTGCCTGTCCCTTGGCGAACGCGAAAGCACGAACATCATCCGTCATTGTCGGTTTCGATCCCGACACTAAACAAGCCACGATAAGCGCGACGAGATCGCGCCCGACCATAATAACACCACGGTCACATCCCACTGTTTAGAAAGCACCAACCGCCAGCTGTCAACTGCGTAAGCTGGTGCGCCAGACCGGTGCTCTGTCATCACAGGGAAATAACCACCACGCCGATGTTGATACTGATGAAGAGTCGGCGTTCACTTCACTTTCAAGGAAACCTATCATGACCACCACTATCGAACTCAACGAATTCACGCAAAGCGATTGGTATTGCTGGTGCGACACGCCGCTGTTCCCTGACAATAGCGAGCCGCTTATCGCCGAAGTGCTGGAAGGCAAAGCTGTACTGGTCGTGTGCGGACAAGGACTGGCTATT